CCGCGGGGCGGGCGGGTCGACAGTCGCGGACTCGTAGATGAGCACCCGCCCCGCGGTCTCCGCGGCGTCGTCGCCGACCGCCTCAATCCGCGCGCCGAGGATGCCCGGGGTCTTGGTGAAGTCAAGGCCGTCCAACTCCAGATCGTCGGCCGCGGTGACGATGTCGCCGTCCGGGCCGCGTTCGGTGCGGACCTCTCCGAGCCACCACCCGCGGATGCTCACCCCGTCCAAGAACGGCAACTCATCCCCGTCGGGGGCGATCAGGTTCCGGATCTTGTCGGCCTCGTCCGTGTTGGCGAGCACCGCGCGGTATCGGGCCCGGCCGTCGGGTTCCTGCCAGATCTGGGTGATCCGGCCGACGATTTTGGTGGAGTCGTCCTCGGCGGCGTGGTGCGTCAGCATCGTCAGCGGCTCAAGACCCGAGTCGATGCGTTCCTGAGCGCGGCGGACGGCCTTGCCGATGACGTCGGCCGTGTAGTTCCGGCGGTTCAATGACACCCCGGGCACCATTGCCGTACCCCGGAACGGGAAAGGTTTGGCGACCACTAGAACCCTCCTTCGAGGTAGGCACCGACCGTCGTATCGGACAGACCAGCCGCGTGCGGCACCAGCACGCACCGGCACGACCCGTGGATGCCAGGCGCCGGGCAATCCGCGGCGGTGAAAGGCGAATCGCCTTCGAGGTCGTCGCACGTCGAACAGACCCGCGAGTCCCCGGCGGTCACGAAATCGATCTCGTCGACACCTTCGGCCGCGTACAGATCAAGGGCGCCGCGGGACATCGACCGCGACGTCAACAGATCCGTCAGCGTCCGCACCGTCCGGCCGTCGGCTGCGAGGAGTACGCCGCGGACGGCCGCGGCCATGTCGTCGCGGGAAGCTCCGCGAGCGGTCTGCACGGCCAGTGTCCGGCCGACGTCCCGCGCGGTGGCGTCGAGGATCTGCGTAAGCCACATCCACGCTTCGCCGGTGATGGCGTCGGCCTGCCCGGCGAGGGCCTTGTGTGCCGCCGCGTACGCGGCTTCGAAGTCCGCGGCGAGGGATGACAGGCCGGTGACCCGAAGCTCGTCCGCAGCAAGCATCACCGCGCCCGCGACGCCTTCGGCGCGACCAGCCATGAGCGCCGCTTCGAGGGCCTGGATCAGTACGCCGAGGTCGTCGGCGTCGTCCTCGTCGTACGCGGCGTCCGCGAGGTCCCGCAACGCGAGGAGCGCCGCAGCGGTCCCGGCTGCTTCGTCGTCCGGGTCGCGTGCCTCGCCGACGCGTTGCCGGTAGTCGCTCACCAGGGCGTCGACGTCGACGTGCCCGGCAAGAGCGGCCCACGCCGCGCCGATCGTCTGCTCGGCGTAGGCGTGCCGGGCGAGACGACGCGAGAAGAAGTGCGCGAGGACCCCGTCGAGCTGGTCAAGTTGCAGCGTCGCCTCAGCGACCGCCGTCACGACGCCGCGCCCATGGCGGTGAGCGCTTCGCGGAGCCTCGCGCGGCGTTCCGCGCGATATGCCTCGGTCTCCGCGCGGGACGCACCGGGTCCGGGGGGTGTCGGCGGAGGCCGGAGCGCGACCCCCGGCACCGCGATGCCCGACGCGACCGCCGGGGCGGCAGCGCGGGCGATCGTCGTCTGCGAGTACCGCTCCATGTCGTGCCACGCGACGACGTGCTCGGACATGACCACGACCGGGTCGTCGCCGCCGTCGACCGGGGGCTCGCCGATCTCAGCCCTACCGCGGTTCAGCGACCACAGGCCGTTCCGGACCCGCTTGTCGTAGATCTCCTCGACGGTCTTCGAGTCCCGCCAGTCGACCGCACCGAACTTGATGACCCAGTCAGTGATGCCGAAGCCTTGTTGGAGGATGGCGAAGTTCAGCGCCGCAAGAACGAGTTCGGCGATCGGCTGGCACGTGGTCAATTGGAACGTCTTGTCCTGCGACTCGCCGGTGCCGCCGCCGATGTTGCCCGACTCGACGATCCCGACCTTCGCCGGGGGGACACCCATCGCGGCGATGATCTCGTCCCGCGAACCCCGAAGCGCTTCCAGCAAATCCTTCGTGGACATCTTCTGGAGCTCTTGGACCTTCGCCCCGGCGCGGGTGGTGATCGGCGTCCCGACGTTCTTCGGCCCGCGGTTCCGCTGCCGGAACATCGCGGTCCAACGCTTCTGTTCGCCGTCCGACATCCCGGAGGGGAAGTCGACGTGCAGCGTCGCGGGGTCGCCTTGCCGCCAGCGTTCCTTTTCCAGCGCCTTCGCGAACAGCCACGTGGTGATGGGCAGAAGTGCCTGCTCGACGAGGGAGAGGCCCGTGAGCCCGGACCGCGGCGAGTCCATCGAGACGTGGATGACCTCGTGCGGCTCGAACTCTGCGCGCTGCCCCTGCTCGGTGATCTGCACGTACCCGGACACTTCGCCGTGCTCGTCGGCGATGATCCGCATCGACGGCGCGTCCAAGCTCCAGAGCGCGATCGGTTCGCCGAGGAACCACGCGACCTCGACGTAGCTGTCGCCGAACGTCGCCAGGTCAGCGACCATGCCGCGGCAGATCTGCACGAACGTCTCACGCTGGTTGCAGAACTTCAGCAGCTTCTGACACCGGATCACCTCAGGCGGACGCGGCGGGGCTTCCTCCTCGCCGTCGACGTCGGCGTCGGGCACCCACACGATCTGAGCGCCGCCCGCCGTGATGGTCCGCGCGATCGCGTTGACGCTCGCGCCGGCCCACGGGCACGCGACGGCGGCCTGGTACAGCTCGGTCAGGTCGTCGACCTGGTTCCCGCCGTCGCCCTGGTTGTACTCGGTGGTCCCGCCGAACGGGATACCGAACTCGTAGCCGGAGCGGGCCGCGGTCGGCGGCGTGGCGGGGGCGTCGGCGGCGGCCTCGGTGATGCTGTCGTTGCGGCCGAACCCGAAGAAGCGGGCGATCCGTCCCACGGTCACCCCCTCGATGGGCGGGTCACCAGTCGTCGGCCGCGGCGATCGCGAACCGGCCGGCGAACGGCTGGAGTTCCGGGAGCCCCGCCTGTTCGGCGAGGGTTTCGGGTTCGACGTCGTCAATGAAGAAGTGCGCGCCGCCGCCGAGGTTCATCAGCAGATACCGGAGCGAATCCGGGGCGTGGTCCTCGGCTTTGGTGTCCGCGTCCTCGGGGTTGCCCGTCGTGGCGTGCGGCAGCGCCGGCAACGTGCGGATCAGGTTCTCGGCGGTCGCGAAGACGTGCAGCTTCGGGCAGGTGTCCCAGCCCTGCGCGCGGTGGTGCGGGCACGCCGGGGCTTCGGCGAGGTAGGTGTGGACGCGTTGCCACCCGTTGATCCGCGACCCGGGCCCCTTGCCCGCCGGGGTGAGGTGCACCCCGGTTTCGGCGTAGACGTCAGCGATCGGCTTGGCGTCGCCGCGAGTTGCCCACATGGCGTCGTCGGCGTACCGCGCGACGACCCATTCGTCGTCGGCCTCGGCGGCGAGGATGCGTTGCGCCTGGTCGGTCTCGCCGACGTGGGTCGCGTACAGCTCGCGGTACACCCAGATGCGGCCGTCTTCGTCTTCGGCGGCCCACAGCACGCACCACGGCGCAGCGAATCCCCAGTCGACGCCGTTGTAGCGCCGCCATTCGGCGGGCAGCGGCATGGGCGGGACGACGTGCCGGTCGTGGCGCCATTCGCTGAAAATTTGCCCGGCGAAGACGTCCCAGTCGCCGTCGAGGAACGCCTTCCGCAACTTCTCGGGCAGGCCCCGGAGGTCGTCGGCGTACTCGGGGTTGACGTGCGGGTTGTCCGACAGCTTCGACGGGATGAACCGCACCGTGCGGCCCCGCTCGTCGCGGACGACGCGCTGCCCGTACCCGGTCGAGTCGATGTAGCGGGTCTTCACCGCGCCATGCCCGACGCCGCCGGGGTTCGACCCGGACCGGCTGCCGAGGACGGGGACCGCCGCGCGGCCGGACCGCAGCCGGGATTCGAGGAACCCGACGACGTCGGGCGGCGTCAGGGTCCGCTCGTCGAACAGCAGCAGTTGGTATTGGCCGCCTTGTCGGCGGGTGGCGTCTTGGACGTTCTCGGCGTACCGGAACATCAGCAGCGACCCGTTGGGGAAGCGCAGTTCGTATTCGGTGCCGTTCCACTTCGCTCCGAGCGCCTGTGCGTACGACGCTTCGGCGAGTTCGGCGAGGAGGGATTCCTTCAGTTCGCCGTAGGTGCGGCGGAACGCGCCGACGCGCAGCCCGGGGTACTGGTCGCAGGCTCGGAGGCCGTCCATGAGGAGCGCCCGGGTTTTCCCGCCGCCGGCCGCGCCGCCGTACAGGACGTCGAACTCGGTCGCGGCGTGGAACTCGGCTTGCCGTGGGGTGGGTTCGTAGCCGAGGAGAGCGAACGTGTCGCGGGGCGGCGTGGTCAGCCGTTGCGCAGCGATCGCGAGGGCGTCCATGGGCACCCCCGATCAGTCGTCCTCCAGCGCGAGGAGCACGGCGCGGCGGTTGGCGCGTAGCCATGCGATGAGCGCGGCACCGAGGACGTCGGTGTAGCTGTCGGCGACTTCGCGCAGCGGCTCGTTGTCGAGCACGTCCTCAAGGGGCGGGGGCTTTGGCCGGTCGGAGAGATCCGACAACTTGAGCCTGCGCTCAGACCGCTTGGAGGTGTTGCCCGGCAACTGCTCTCGCCTCCATCCGTGCCTGAGGATCGCGTACGCCGAGGTGGTCGAGGAGCGCGTCGACGGCCGCGAGCACCTTGTCGGCCTGTGCTTCGCTGATCGAGGCGAGGCGTTCGTCGATGTTGAGCCGCGCGAGGTCGGCGACGAGGCGCCCGGTCCGGTCGATCGCCCGTTCGTACACGACGATCGCCGCGCGGACTTGCTCGCCGTTGACGGTGTCCTTGCTGAGCGACGTCAGTTCGGCGACGTGGCCCTCGCAGATCTCCATCAGCGTCCGTGCCCGGCCGGCAAGCGCGCCGAGTTCGGTGAGCGGGTTGTCGACGGGCGCATACTCGCCGACCTGGTCGAGGGTGCGCCGCGCGGCGGCCTCGGCGAGGCGCTGCTTCGCGGCGCGTTTGGCGTTGGGTGAGGCGCCGCCGTGCATGCGACACCGGGTGCCGCCCTTGATCGGCGCTGTCGGGCACGGGATCCCCTTGCGGGTCATCGCTCCGCACTGCGTGGCCATCGTGTACCTCCTCAGTAGATCGAGAGGACACCGGACCGCAGGTACGGGATCGCGGGGTCGTCGGCGATCTTCACGTACACGTTCCATTTGCCTCGCGTGAGCCCGATGCCCATGGTGTCGACGAGGAGTTCGAGGACGCCGGGCGACGCCCACGTCGCCGCCTGCCATACCGGCTCGTCGGGGAGCGGTGACCCGGCCGGGCCGAACGCCAGCCACGCTTGCGGCCCGGCGCCGACAAGCGCGCCGTCGTGGACGACGTCCGGGACCTGAAGCTCTTGGACGCTGCCGTACTGCATGACTGCTTGCACACCGCCCCCTGAGGTCATGGGCAGACCGACTGACCATGTGGTGCGCGGCGGGCCGCAGCGGACGATGCCGACGTTCTTCCCCGGGATCCGGCCGGCGCCGGTGACGGCCGCGGCGATGTGGATGGTGGCGGTGCCGCTTCGGCGGGGTGCGCCGGTGCCGGTCACGGTGAGGCCGACGTCGGTGGTTGCGGTGCCGTCGCGGTGGGGGACGCCGGTCCCGAAAACGGCCAGTGCCGTCCCGATGCTGGCGGTGCCCGCGCGTTTCGGTGCGCCGGTGCTGCTGACCGAGAGCGCGAGGTCGGGCGC